CGGCTAGAAACTTCTTCAGCAGAAGGTCGAAATCCTCTTTCGGCCGATTGCGTCCAAGAATAGCTTGAAAACAATCAAGGCAAATCAAGATGAGCCACGGCGGCAAAAGGCCGGGAGCTGGCCGCAAGGCTGGCTCGGCAACGACGCGAACGCGAGAGATCGCTAACGCGATAGCTGAGAGCGGGCTCAGCCCTCTCGAATATCTTACGCAGGTTTTCCAAGATCCGCTGGTTGATGAGTCCAGGCGCATCGACGCAGCGAAAGCAGCGGCGCCCTACGTTCACGCTCGCCTTAATTCGGTTGAGCTTAAGGGTGATCCCGACAATCCAGTAGCGGTTGAGCAGGTCAGGCGCGTCATTGTCCGTCCTGGAGATTGAGACTGCTGAAGTCTTTGAGCAACTGCTAGAACCATCGCGCTACAAGGGCGCTCACGGCGGCCGAGGTTCGGGAAAGTCGCACTTCTTCGCCGAGCTATTGGTTGAGCAGTGCGTGTTGAGGCCGGGGCTTAGGGGCGCCTGTGTCCGCGAGGTTCAGAAGAGCCTCAAGAACTCGGTCAAGCTGCTGGTCGAGGACAAGATTAAGGCGCTTGGGGCTCCGGGCTTCGAGATATTAGATGCCGAGATACGAACGCCAGGCGGCGGCGTCATAATGTTCCAGGGGATGCAGAACCACACGGCGGACTCGATCAAGTCGCTGGAGGGGTTCGACATTGCTTGGGTCGAAGAGGCGCAGTCGTTAAGCCAACGGTCACTGGATCTGCTGCGTCCGACGATCAGAAAGCCCGGCAGCGAAATCTGGTTCTCGTGGAACCCGAACAAGCCGAGCGATCCTGTCGATGTGCTGTTGCGGGGCGAGAACAGACCAACCGACGCAATCGTGATCGAGGCAAATTTCACCGACAATCCGTGGCTGCCGGAGGAGCTTCGCGTTGACCTTGAGGACGACCGTCGCCGCGATCCTGACAAGTTCCTCCATGTCTGGGGCGGACATTATTCGCTTAACTCGGAAGCCCGCGTGTTCCGCAACTGGAAGGTCGAAGAGTTCGACACTGCTGAGGATGCGACTCACAGGTTCGGTGCGGATTGGGGCTTTGCTATCGACCCAACCGTTCTGGTCCGTTGCCACATCGACCCCGACAATAAGCGTCGGCTCTATGTCGATCGGGAAGTGTCGAAGGTCGGCTGCGAGATAGACGAAACACCGTCGCTGTTCGCGGGTGACGACAAAGAGAAGATCAAGGTTGGCGATAAGCCACGCTGGACAAACGATCACCGTCACGAGGGCATAGACGGCGCCACCAAATGGATCATCACGGCTGACAGTTCGCGGCCCGAGACGGTCTCCTACATGCGCCGGCAGGGCTTCAGGATCGTCCCGGCGATCAAGGGCCAGGGCAGCATCGAGGACGGAATTGAGTTTCTGAAGTCGTTCGACATCATCGTTCACCCTCGCTGCGAGCGGGTGATCGAAGAGCTTACGCTTTACGCCTACAAGCAGGATGACCAGACGGGCGAAATTCTCCCCGTGCTGGAGGATAAGAACAACCACACGATCGACGCGCTGCGATACGCGCTTGAGGCGCTGCGCCGCGTGCCGGTCAAGGCCGCACCGGTTGTGTCCAAGAACCCGCCGGACCTTTGGGGCCGGCCCAAGGGCGGCGGCGACAATTGGAAAACCATTTGAGGGAGGGTTGATTGGCCGACAAGACCACCACCCTCGACGATTACAAGAAGATGTTCGCCGAGGCCCGCGACATGCTGGCCGACAACCGCCGCGAGCAGCAGATCGATGACGATTATTACCACGGCTACCAACTAACCTCGGAAGAGCGCGCGGCCCTCAAGAAACGCAAGCAGCCCGAGACGGTATTCAACCGCTACCGTAAGTCGATCAACGGCACTCTAGGAGTGTTGGACGATGGAGCCTCCGATCCCCGCGCCTACGGCAGAAATCCTGGAGTGGATGAGGATGCTGCCGATGTGGTGTCCAAGACTCTGCGATACGTCGCCGACCTCAACGACTTCCATGAGCTTAGATTGGAGTGCGCCTACGACTATCTGGTTCCTGGAACATGCGCCGCAATCGTTGAGGTTGACGAGAACAATCGGCCCACGACCCAGCAGATAAGGTGGGAAGAGCATTTCTACGATCCACGGAGCCGCAAGAAGGACCTGTCCGATGCGCGCTATCAGGGCGTTGCCAAGTGGATGTATGCCGACCAGCTCGCGCTGACCTACAAGGACAAGGCGAAAGAGATCGAGAACGCGCTTCAGTCGAGCGCCCCGATCACGCTTAACGACACGTTCGAGGATCGCCCTCGCGACAGTCTCTCAAACTGGATCGACCCGCGCAGGCGTCGGTTGATGGTGGTCGAGATATACCACCGGGACGGCACAGGTTGGAACCGCTGCGTGTTCCATGCCGGCGGGATCTTGGAGGCGGGGCCAAGTCCTTACACCGACGAGAAGGGCAAGACCGAATGCCCGATCGTCGCGCAGTCCTGCTACGTGGACCGCGAGAACAACCGGATGGGCGTCGGCAGAGACCTTCGCTCACCGCAGGACGAGTTCAACAAACGCCGTTCCAAGCTCCTCCACGAGACCAACAACCGCCAGATGCAGGCGATGCCCAACGAGATGGGGCAGCTCGCATTGGGGACCGACGCCGACGAAGTGAGAAAGGAAGCCGCACGTCCGGACGGGATCATCCCTCCTGGATGGCAGCCTGTTGCACGTTCCGACATTTGGAGCGCTCAGTTCAGCCTGCTGACCTTGGCAGAGACCGAGTTGGACCGACAGGGGCCGAACCCGGCCATCCTCGCGCGGGGCGCAACATCTGCCTCGGGACGGTCAAAGCAGGTCGATCAGCAAGCTGGAATGACCGAGGACGCGGTTGTCTACAAGGGCATCCATAATTGGGAAATCCGCATGTATCGCGCGATGTGGGCGCGCTGTAAGCAGTTCTGGAAAGCCCCTGACTACATCCGGGTTACGGATGACGAGGGCTCACCACAGTTCATTGGCATCAATCAACCGCAGATGGGCCAGCAGATCGTCGCCGGGCCGGACGGAATGCCGGCGGTTCAGCAGGTGGTTCTCGGCTATGACAACAGCCTCGCCGAGCTCGACGTTGATATCGTTCTCGACGTGACCGACGACACCGCAACACTCGCGGCCGAGGAGTTCCAGACGCTTTCGGAACTGGCTCGCATTTACGGCCCTCAAGAGGTTCCGTTCGACGATATGCTCGAACTCTCCTCGCTGCCTGACAAGCGCAAGCTGATGGAGAAACGCAAGGCTCGCCAGGAGGCCGCCCAGCAACAGGGCGGACAGGGCCAGCAATTACAGATGCAAGCCGCTGTCGTTGAGTTGCAGGATACGTCCGCAGCGACCGACCTCAAGCGAGCCCAGACCGACAAGACCGTGGCTGAGACGCAGAAGCTCGGCGTCGAAACACAGAACGAAGCAATTCGCCCCCATGTCGAGGCCGTCAGAGACGGTTTTCAGATGGGGCAGAAACCCGCCGCCGGGGATCGGGCGATTCCGTAAGCCAGAACGCATCTGGCACACCTGCCGCCGGGGTTCTCGGGCGCATCGTAACGGCTACGCAAGCCGGGGGTTAAATCATGGACAATCTGGAATTTCTGGACGGCGCGGAAGCGTCGAATGGGGAAGCTGCGCCTGTTGTTGAGGCGACAGTTGAAACGCCCGCAGAAGTCGTAACGACAGAAGCGGTGACGGAGGAGCCCAAGGGACCGGTTCGCGGTCCCGATGGCAAGTTCGCCAAGAAGGAAGCCGACGAGCCTATTATGGTTCCGCTCAAGGCTCTCCACGAGACCCGCGACGAGGTTAAGGCTCTCAGAGCCCAGCTCGAAGCGGCGACACGTCCCCCAACCCAGCAGCCGCAGCATCAAGTCCCCGACATGTTCGAGGATCCCGAAGGCTATCAGTCGTTCCAAACGCAGCAGCTTCAAACCGCCGTTTTCAACTCAACGCTGAACATCTCGGAAGAGATGACCCGGCAGCAGGTTGGCGACGGTGTGGTCAACGAGGTGCAGCAGTGGGGCGCTCAAGCCTTTCAGGCCAACCCGGCTTTCTACCAGCAGTTTGCCCAGCAGCGTAACCCCTACGGGTTCCTCGTCTCAGCCTACAGGCGGCAACAGGCCGTCTCTCAGATCGGCGACGACCCCAAGCAGATCGAAGCCTTCCTTGCCTGGCAACAGGCCCAGACGGCAGCACCGCAACCGGCGGCAAC